GAGATGCAGCGTAGTCTCGTGGGCTCGGAGATGTGTATAAGAGACAGGATGAAAAACGGCACGTTCATTCCAGTGACACGGGTCCAAAGCCGCCCAGATGTCAAAAGCGATGGGAAAGCACGCTTCGGTGACAACAATCCGACCATCACGCAGCAAGGAATCGACGTGGACAAGTTCATCAGCGACAACCACGCGCTCATCGAAAACTTAAGGAAAGGAACACGTTGAAACACGAATACACGGGCGACGAGCTCGTCGAACTGAAAAGCATTTACAACGAGTCAGGCGAAGCCGGATTGAGCCGTGACGAAATGCGAGCCTTGCGCAAGGCCGGACTTGTCAAGCAAGACCTACCGCCAGAGCCGGAGAAGCCGCATGAGGATACTCTGGCCGACTATCAGGCCGTCAGCAAGCCCACGGCGGAACCGTCGAAACGAGACCTCATCCTCGCGCACTGCAGAAACCGCATCGACCAAGGCCAACCATTCGACGGCAAGGAAACCGCCGAAGCGCTCGACATAAGCCAGAAAACAGCCGGCAACATCATCGGCCAACTCCGCAAGGAAGGACTGCTACCGGCCTTCGACCAGCATTCCCCCCGCAAAACACGGAAAAACGCCACAACCGGAAAGAAGGAAGAAACCATGACCACCGCATCGAAAATCGCAGCGGCCAACATCACCAAATCGAAAATCACGGCGGCCGACGTTACCGAATCGAAAATCACGGCAAACGACTTCACCACCGGAACTATCGACGTCAAGCCACAAGCCACAGCCGATCCGCGCATCATCATCGCAAACGCCTTGGTCGGCATCTTCGACGCGGTGAGCGCCTTGCAGCGCACAGCATTCCAAGCCAACGACAAGGTGGTCTACGGATTCGCCACGAAACTGCTCACCGGCGAATTGATGGACATTAAGGCCAACTACTCGAAGGACGCAAAATGAGACTCAAATTCGATAGCGAGAGTGGCGTTTTCACCATCAAGCCAGAGTCCGAGGCGGAGATCACCAAGCTCAGGACGTCCGCGTTGGGCATCGCCAATCTGCTGGTCGATTATTTCGACGCCGACATCATCAAAGCAGACATAAACAAGCCAAGCAATCAGCAGGGAGCCTGAAATGAAGCGTATTCCACTCAAGGATACGGAACGCTATCAGATCGAGCGTTTCAAGCAGGGCAAGAAGACGGAACGTCATCTCGCGTGGCTGAAGAGCCGTAAGGCCGGTGTGGGCGGTTCCGACATGAGCACGATTCTCGGCCTTAACGCGTTCAAAACGCCTTACGAATTGTGGTTGGAGAAGACCGGACGCGTGGAACCGGAGGACATTTCCGACAAGTGGGCGATCGTCAAGGGCAATGCCCTGGAAAACGAGCTTCGTAAGCGTTTCCGCGCGCAGCATCCGGAAATGATCGTCACAGACGGCACCGACAAGCAGTTCATCAGCCGCGAGAAGACATACCTGCGCGCTTCCCTTGACGGCATCCTGCAAAAGGAAGACGGAAGCTTCGGAATCCTCGAAATCAAGACGGCGGGTAATCGCCGAGCGGGGGACTGGCATGACGAGGACGGCAACCTCCGTATTCCGCCTTACTATCTCGCTCAGGTCGAATTCTACGCGCTCGTCACTGGATGGACGTGGGGCTACGTGTACGCGGCCATCGGAGACGATGAGCCGGTAGAGATCCCGTTCCAGGCGGACGTGGAGGATATGTCCGCGATCGACAAGGCCGCCGCCGACTTCTGGCATTTCGTCACCACGGGTACTCCACCACAGCTTACCGGCGGGGATGTGCAGAAGGCGTTCCCCGAACCCACGCCGGACATCGTGGACGAAAGCGACGATGACGACCTGTACGACCTGCTCGCAAGATACGAGAGCGCCACCGGAATGCTGAATGACATGAAGGCCGCTCAGAAGGAATTGCAGGAGCAGATCATTCTGCGCATCGGCTCGCACACCGGCATCAAGTGCGGGAATTTGCAAGCCACCTACAAGCCGATGACCCGCAAGGAATACACCGTCAAAGCCACCACCTACCGCAAATTCGCATTCAAATCCATCGAAGAAAAGGAGCAATAAAAAATGGGAGCAATCGCACAGCAGGCGCAAGGGCAGCAGTTGCAGCCGCTCAATCCGAAGGGCAAGCTCAAGCAGCTTGTGGAGCATTCGTGGCCGCAGATCGCGCGTGTCATCGGCGGCAACCTCGACAGCGAGGCGCTGTTGCAGATGTGCATCAGCAGCATCAACCGCACACCCGCCTTGGCCGACTGCACGCCGGTCAGCGTCCTTTCCTGCTTCATGCAGTGCGCGGCACTTGGCTTGCGCCCATCCGACGTGGATGGATTGGGACAGGCGTACATCCTGCCCTATGGCAACAAGAACTATGCCACGGGGGAGAAGCAGGCCACCTTCGTCATCGGCTACAAGGGCATGCTGAAACTGTTGGAGAACAGCGGCATCTACGCGCAGCCGAGAGCCGTCTACGAGGATGACAACATCAAGCTCAAGCTTGACGAAAATGGCGTGCCGACCATCGAATGCCCGGACGAGGTGAACGTGGACGCCGACCACAGCGAGGACAAGCTGAAATTCGTGTACCTCTCTGTCCAGCTGCCGAATGGCGGACGCTACGCCGACTACATGTCGAAACGCGACCTGCTCGAATACCGCGAGAAGTACGCGCCACGCAATCGCAGCCGTCAGATCACCGGACCGTGGGTGAAGAATTTCGTGGAGATGGCGAAGAAGACCATCATCCGTCGCAGTTTCAAATATCTGCCGGTCAACATCGAGGCGAAGAAGGCCGCGAGCGTGGACGAGACCACACCGGATTACAGCGACGTGTTCCAGCCGGTAATCACCGATTCGACTGATGACGTGACTGCCGAGGTCATGGACACCGAAGCCGACTCCGAGCAGCAGGCCGATGCGAAGGACGGTGAGTGATGGCGGGGGAGACCGTTATCACGATCGTCGGCAATCTGACCGCCGACCCTGAGATTCGCACTTTGAGCAATGGCGGCACGGTGGCGAACTTCACCATCGCGTCCACGCCACGCGTATACAACAGCCAGGCCAACCAGTGGGAGGACGGTCAGGCGCTGTTCCTCCGCTGCTCGGCCTGGCGTGACCTCGCCTCGCATTGCGCCCAGACGCTCCGCAAGGGCATGCGCGTCATCGCGCAGGGCCGGTTGCAGCAGCGTTCCTATCAGGCGCAGGACGGTTCCAACCGCACGGTCATCGAATTGCAGGTGGACGAGATCGGCCCGTCGCTCAAGTATGCGACGGCTCAGGTGCAGAAGATGCAGTCAGGCTCATACCAGGGCGGCAACGCCAATGGCGGCTATCAGCAGCCGCAGCAGCCCCAGCAGCAGTCGCAGGCTCCGGCCGATGATCCGTGGGGCGCTCCGGCTGGAGAGCCTGACTTCTGATGATGCGTGAGTGGATTGAGCCGCCGGACGTGCTGCCGGTATGTCCCAAACATGGGTGCGCGCTGTATCCGGCGCGCCCCATACCATGCCCCGAATGTGAGGCCGAAAGCGAAGACCATTACGCGGACATTGGCGATGCCGACATTTGGATTTTGGAGGACGAATGACGCAGGAAACCACCATCGACGTGCAGAAGGCCTACTGGTGGACCCAGAACAAACGTGGAGACTGGCGGGCGAAATACCGGCGCACCAGCGTCGTGAAAAGATGCGCCTACCTCACCTACCGCAGTCTCATCAACAGCGGCAAACTCAAGCCGCCCGCCAAATGGCCGGTGCATGTGACCGCCATCATCCACCCCTTGACACACGGCAGATTCGACCCCGAGAACGCGGCGCCGATGGTCAAGGCAATCTTGGACGCCATCACACAAGCCGATTTCTGGCCGGACGATAACGCCAGATACGTGGTCGGCCCGGACTATCGGCTAGGCGAGCCAAGCACCGAAAAAGGCGTCTACCACATCACAATCCGAATCGAAGAGGAAGAACACTAATCATGGCGACGAACGTGACTGAGAAAGACAAGACACTGCAAGAGATCATCGACTGGTGCGAGCAGCTTGAGATTGATGGCTTGAGGCTTGCAAACGCTCTTCTGATGCAGCGTGACACGACCGCATACGGTGTCGTGAAGGGGCAAATCGACGCATACGGAAAGACAGCTGACCACTGCCGTTCCATGCTCGGCTACAGCGGCTCCATGCTGTCCTGCCTCACCTACGAGGACACGGACAATAGCGACCCATCCGATCAGCCCCAGGTGGGCGACTACGGCGTGGCAGTCCGCGAGACCGCAGACGGCCAGGAGGAAATACCCTTCCACATCGAACGGGAGGAACGCACCGGACTGCCAGTCGCACTCCTGAACGAACGACTGTATGCGAAACCGGAAGACGATATAAAAGACGGCCTGTATGTGAGCCTGTTCCAGCTCTATCTGGACGGCTTTATGTTGAGTCGGACGGGCCGAAAGCGGAACAAAGACGCGGAGGCATAGTCATGTGGTTCAAACGCAGACGCAACGAATTCGGGTGTCCAATGTGCGGCAGACTACCCAAAATCGTTAAGAGCCATACACAGGATGGGGATTACATCAAGTCGATATACCGGCTTCAATGCCCCCGAAAGCACCTCTCTACAAACTGGTACAGCGACCCTATGGATGCAAGCATCCAGTGGAAACACGTAGTGGACGAATACAAGAGGAAGGACACGAAATGAGCGCGTATCAGCCTGTTCTTGACCCCGCCTGCGGCGGCCGAATGTTCTGGTTCGACAAGTCGGATGATCGAGTGCTTTTCGGTGATGTGCGTGATGAAAGCTGGGAATTGTGTGACGGGCGTAGATTCGATGTCAAGCCGGACATGCTGATGGACTACCGCGACCTGCCGTTCCCCGACGGGACGTTCCGCATGGTGGTGCTCGACCCGCCCCACCTGCGCAATGCGGGGGAAACGAGCTACATGGCGCAGAAATACGGTTGCCTCGACCAAGAGACGTGGAAAGCTGACCTCAAGACCATGTTCAGCGAGTGCTTCCGCGTCCTGAAAGAGCATGGAGTGTTGATTTTCAAATGGAATGAGACACAGATACCCGTATCGCAGATTCTCAAGCTCACAGCGCACAAGCCACTCTTCGGCAACAAGCAGCCGAACCGCACGGGAACACACTGGATTGTCTTCATGAAGGAGGACGCGAAATGAATAAACGGTACAAGGTTTGTCCACTTTTTTGGAGTGATTACGGCGATGAGCGCACCTTGATGAATATGGGTGTGTTTGAAAAGTTGCTGAACGAGGGTTGGCAGATTCTGCGGGTGGATACCATGCCGACAACGGAATTGCGTGATAACGCCGTCGCAGCGACGAACGTCTACATCCTTGAGAGGGAGGCTAATGATGATTAGTCAATACGACAAGGACATGTGTTGCCTGTATATCGCTGAGGGGATGAGCTACATCTGGCAACAACGAGAGAACCAAGAGCTTTCCCGAATACTTGAATCATTGGCCGATAGGAAGCTCATGAAGCGTGTCCATGGCGGGTATGCGATCACGCTCAAGGGATTGTTGGCAGTCAAGGTGTGGAGACTTCACCTGTTCCTGTTCCATCACGGTGAATACAAGTACTTCAGGAGGAAGAAATGAGCAGGGCTGAGACCACCGCCATGCTGTCCAAGCTGGTGGAGAAGAGGTTGAGGAATCAGACCGCTTTTTGGGCGAGCGAGGTCAATTTCGACCGTAACACGCCCGACGAAAGGCGCGTGGACTACGTGGGCTTCAAGCCCTGGAACATCAACGGTGAGCCGGTGCCCGCAAGCGTCGAGAAAGGCTGCTTCGAGTTCTACGAGGTCAAGTCATGCATGGCTGACTTCACTAGCGGCAACGGACTGACGTTCTACGGCGATCAGAACTATCTGGTCTGCACGAAGGAACTGTGTGACGAGATCGTATGGCAGAAGATGGTGCCGCCGCGAGTGAACGCGATTCTGACACCGGATTCGACCGGCTCGAAACTGATTCTCGACTATGTGCAGTCCTACAACGACCTGTCATACAGGAGGCGTCCGGCAAGCGAAATCCTGTGGGCCATGGTCAAAGCTAACGGAAAGAGGACTAATTGAGCATCATGCTTGACGAGGCCAACGCTTACGAGCGTGGCATGGATGATGATTTGACTTTGGCGAAACGGCTCTGCTGGGACAGCTACGAATGGGATGGCGTCGATAGCGACTGTGTGGCGAAAGACGAGGACGACGCATGGGATTACGCGGGGGAAATCTGCGGCTATCAGGAGGACTTCATCGACCGGGCGCGCGACCTGCTCGAAGTGGCACGCAAGGCGGTAAACGAATGAGCAAGGCAATCCGATATGTCGAGTGCGCCCACTGCGGCGAGACGGTGGGCAGCTATTACGTCACCTGCCCTTACTGCGGGTATCGGCTGGTGGACGCGAAGCAAGCCGTAATGATGGGTTTGTCATGGTGACGCTTGACCCGCCACCGGACTTGTTGGAGATCGCCGAAGCCCTGGACGCGATGGCGAAACCACACGTGGGAAGCGGCTGGGCGAACACCAACTACACCGACCTGCCCTGCACCACGCCACGGCAGGAGGCAATCTGGATGGAATTCAACGGCATCACAAGAGGGGAGGATTGATGGCAAGGCGCGGTTACGTGCAATTGGCCAATGGCTTCTATCTCAACCGGAAGGTACGCCGGTTGCGTCGCACAATGCCCTCTGCCGTCAGTGCGTTCGTCGTCATGCTTTCCTACTGCGGTGACAACCTCACGGACGGCTTCGTGGACTCGGACACGGCGGAATTCGTGCTCGACATCACCACGCAGGAGCTTGACGCTTTGCAGCAGGTCGGATTGATCGAGGCCGTGGATGGCGGCTATGTCATCCACGATTATCTCGAACATAATCGGAGCCGTCAGCAGGTGATGGCCAAGCGCAAGCGTGAGCATGACCGGTATTCTGCTGGCAGTCTGCCGGCAGAAATTGCGCAGACTGCCGGCAGAATCGAAACAGAATCGGGACAAACACCAGAACACCAGAACACCAGAACCCAAAAGAAAGAGAAAGAAGAATATTCTTCTTCTTTCTCCAAAGAAATCGGGCTGAACGACTTCGAGCTGGTCAGGGAGAAAACCCACGCCAATGCCGCCATAATCCGCGATTACCCGAATCTCGACCTGTCAGACGCGTGGAACGCATTCTTAAGCCGACATTATGGCGAAAACCGCACGATAGCCGACTGGACGCGCCTGTGGAAGGGCTGGTGCCAACGCAGAGCCAAAATGAGCGGCATACCACCCTCGAAACGCCACGTGCACACGTGGAAATGCTCTCACGTGCTCGAAGCGCTCGGACGCGACGAAGAAACAGCACAGGCAGACGAAAAGGCCTGCGAATTAGCCGACAGACTCAACAAGGAGAAATCATGAAACACGAACCGGTAATCATGTACAGCCGAGAATGGTTGGAACACGAGCGCCGCAAAGCATGGCAGGAAGGCTACGCGGCCGGATGGAAAGACCAGGAATGCGACTTCCCGCCACACACCACAGAAAACCCATATCTGGAGACCAAATGACCAATACCGAGAAGACAATAATCTGCACCGTCATCACCTGCATGCTCATCATCTTCCTCACCATCGGCACATGCATCTCCATGCAGTGGTACACGTCCACCCACCACGACAAGGAGACCAGACTTTGACCAACTGCCAGCACTGCCGGAAGCCAATGAAGCCGGTGGCCGCGAATCTGCTCTGCGCCAGCTGCCGAGAAAACTACTGGCAGCTGATCCGCCAGCTCGGACACGTCCAACTGCCCGCCCTGCGGAGCATCATGCTCCGACAGGCCCGCATCGGCACCCCAGCACACACGCCAAGCCGAGGCAACGCACCAATACCCATCGACACCCACGCTCAAGACCTCATCGCAGACAGCGAAGCATGGTTGGCGGAACAGGCGGGCAAAATACGCGCCGCATACGCTGGATACGACTGGCGGAAAGCGTGGTTCGCCATAATCAGCAACCGGCGCACCATCCTCGACATGAGCACTGCAGCAGACGATTACGCAGCCCTGGAACACATCAGCCGACGCAACGAGACGGCCTTGACACCAGAAGAGGCAATGGTCATCATCGGCACATGCCCACAATGCGGCCACCAAGCCACCAGCACGCCACAGGCCGACGAATGGACATGCCCGCACTGCAAATGGCAAGGCGGAGTCCAAGCCATCAAAGCCACCCGCGACAACAAACTCTGGCAACTCGAATACACCGGAAAACCAGTCGAAGTCGCAAGATACCTCTCCAAAATGGACATCCACTGCACAAGCGACCAGATCCGCCAATGGCTCACCAGAGGCAAACTCCACGCCACGCCGACAAAACACAAAGGAGAGTACGTGTTCAACCTCGGAGAAATAACCGCCATGCTTGACTGTCACAATTAAAATGCTATACTGTCGTACAGTAGTAAAATGGTTCAGCCTGAAAGGGCTGGGCCATTATTAATATCAGCTTCGGTAGCTCAGTGGCAGAGCACGAGGGATAGCACAGATACCAGAGGACGGATACCAAACCGGCCATGGCTTCATGATTCTTTGCGAATGCCCGTGATCAGAGATAGTGCATCCCACACCATGCGCTGGTTCGACTCCAGCCCGAAGCACCACAAGGCGGTGACCACATGCCAGGAAGAACGCGCAAGACCAGCCGCCAATTCGAAAAAGACAAGGCCACATTCTTCACACAATGCAAGGCACAGCATGCAGTCTGCTGGTTGTGCGGCATGCCAATCGACTATTCAGCGGTGAAGAACACCACTGATGATTCATTCAACCTCGACCACATGTTCCCAGTCAGCAAGCATCCCGAACTACAATTCGACCCAGCAGGCTTCAAACCCTCACACACCAGCTGCAACCGCTTGAGAGGCAACCAAGATCCGCCAGCGCCAATCGGAACACTAAGCAGGCAATGGATTAAGACAGCATGAGCAAGGAGACAGCAATGCAACAGCCAGTCAACCTAACACTCACCGCAGAAATTAACGACAAGACATTCCCAATCAGCAGCTTCACGGTCAACATTCCAGTGCACGTCAACAGAACATACCGCTACGAGGTCATCGACTCCGAGCGTGCCATCGCCAAGCTGATGCCACCAAGCACAAACGAACTCATCAAACGCTTCAAAAACGCAATCAACGCATTCCAAACAGCATTCGAAACCGACCCAAACGGGGTAGGGGCGGTGAAATCGTAAAACCAACGCGATGGGGGTCTACGTCCCGCGTGGTTGGTCTCCCTCTCCCCGATGAGTGAAATTGTTGGCGGGTCGCGCGCGATGGCAGATTAGGGGGTGTTTTCGATGAGTGCGAAGTTTCCGAGTCGGAATGTGGCGGAGGCGTTGGAGCGTTCGTTGAAGAACGCTGACCTCAAGGCTGTTAATTCTGCTGTTGTCGCTGCGGCTCGCGTGTTGGCTGAGCGTATCGATTATCTGACGTTCTCCGGTTTTGTCGATGAGAACGGCAAGCTCGACAATGTGTCGCTGCCGACGTTCCTCAAATATTGTCAGTCGCTTGGTTTGACGGTGGATGCTCCGGCTAAGGTTGGTCGGCCTGCGAAGCCGAAGGTTGAATCTAAGCCGGAGGCGCGTAAGAGCGACAAGGTTGTGCAGATGGAAGATTTCATGAAGCGTTTCGGCTAGGAGGCGTTCGATGGTGTCGGAAGATTTGAGTGTTTTCGGTGCCATTGATGATGAGAAGCATGGTGTGACCCTGCCGCGTATTTATACTCCGCCGCTTCGCCCCTTGGATAAGAACACTTCTAATGGCTTCGCTGTGATCGCGTTCGCGGAGATCATGCTTCACGTTCACCTTTACCCGTGGCAGCAGTGGCTGCTCGTTCATGCGCTCGAACTGCTTGAGGATGGCTCGTATCGTTTCCGCAAGGTCATCGTGCTTGTGGCCCGGCAGAACGGCAAGACCACGTTGATGGGCGTTTTGGCCGCATGGTGGCTGTTCGTGGACTCGAACAAGCATCCTGATCGTGTGCCGCCCGTGAAGTTCCTGGTGGTGGGCGCCGCTCAGACGCTTGATAATGCGAAGGGGCCTTACAGTCAGGTCAAGGAGTGGTGTAATCCGCGTCCTGAGACTGATGAGGAGTCCGATCTGGTGGTGCCCGAGCTTGCGGGCATGACGCAGAAGTTCGTGAACACGAACGGCGAGGAAGCCATCGTGCTGAAGTCGAAGGCGAAATACATTGTCCGTGCCGATAAGAACATTCGTGCGAAGAGCGCGGCCCGTGTGATTTTCGACGAGCTGCGCGAGCAGCATAATGATGATGGCTGGAATGCCGTCTCGCAGACCACGAAGGCCGTGTGGAGCTCGCAATTGTGGGGCATCAGCAATGCTGGCGATTATCGGTCTGTGGCCTTGCGCAAGCAGGTGGATAAGGGCCGGAAGCTCGTGGACGCTTGGAAGCAGTATGTGGCTGATGGTGTGGATGCTGCCGAGGCTTTCGCCAATGGCGAGCAGGACGGCTCTTTCGGATATTTCGAGTGGTCGGCTCCTGATAAGTGCCCGGTGGATGATGCCGACGCGATTCGCCAGGCTAATCCATCTCTCGGCTACGGTCCGATGACCGTGGCCAGTGTCAGAAGCGATATCGATGGCATGACCGAGGCCGCATTCCGCACAGAGGTCCTGTGCCAGTGGGTGACCGCCGACATCGTGCCCTACATCAACCCGAAATTGTGGGAGCATGGCACTGATAATGCGTCGTGCATTCCGGCTGATAATCGCGTGGTGTTGGCCGTCGATACCAGCGCCGACCGCCAGACCACGTATGTGGCCGCCGCGGGATTGCGTGCCGATGGTTTGCCGCATGTGGAGCTTATAGCCAGGCGCGACGGCATGCTGTGGGTGCCGCATTTCCTCGACCTGCTTCGTGAGAGCTGGCCGAATGTCTGTGAGATTGCCGTGCAGTCTAAAGGGTGCCCGGCAGTCGATTTCATCGACCCGCTCACCGAAAAAGGGTGGAACGTGCATCTCATCGAAGGCTTCCGGCTTGGCGCATGCTGTGGCCGCTTCCTCGACCGAGTGCGCGAAGGCAAGCTCAGGCATCTGCCGCAGCCAGCCATCGAACAGCAGGTTTCCGTGGCTGTCACCCGCCGTCTTGGCGAGGTCGAGGTATGGGACCGTGGCAAGAGTGCTTTGCAGATCAGCGGCCTCATCGCCGAGAGTGAGGCATTGTATGCGCTTGAGACCATGCAAGTCGAAGCGGAGACACCGAAATATGCGCCGAGCGTGACCCATTTCGCAGTCGTATGACCCAGTGAGGAGGTTTCATGGGGTTCTTTTCCAGATGGCTCAAGAAAAGCCCGGTATCCGTGGCCCAGAAGTTCTCCGAATCGCCAGTGAACATTTCACAGGTGGCGCAGATTCCAATCGACTGGTTCGGCGCCGGAGTCTACGAACGAGAGGCGGCGGTACGTACCGTCATCGACCATATCGCGCGGAATATCGCCAGCATGCCATTCAAGGTCTACACTCGCCAGCCTGACGGTGACCGCGTGGAGGACACCACAAGCCCGTTGGCGCAATTGATGGCCAAGCCGAGCGTTCTTCCTGGCATGACACGTTACCGATTCTTCTACTCGCTGCTCTGCGATGGCCTGCTCAATGACCGTTGGCTCTGCCTGTTGGATGCCGACAAGCAGTCCGGCAGATTGTGGCTGCGGCGTATTCCGGTGCAGAATTTCACGCTTTCCGGCAACACTCTTGATGAGATCACCGGCGTGCAGATCAGTACCGGACAGCCGGAAGGAAGCCAGTATTTCAAACTGCCAGACCCGCAGATTCTGCTTGATGTGGGCTATAGCACGTCCGGCATCGGCGGTTCTCCGGTGTCCGGCACTCTCGCACCGCTTTTGGCGGAGGCGCGTGAGATGGCCGAATATCGACGTGCCATCGCCAAGAACGGTGGCCAGATTCCGGCCTATATCTCGCGTCCGAAGGAGATGCCGTGGCTTTCGCAGGAGGCTCAGGACGAATTCGTGCAGGGCATGCGGAATTACAAGGCTGGCGGCAATCTCGCTGGTGGCTGGCCGCTGCTCAACGATGGCATGGAAATCAAGACGGTGGACGCCTTCAAGCCGATTGACATGCAGGACATCGACGCGAGGGACAAGATACGCATCGACGTGGCCAACGCCTTCCATATCGCGCCTGAGAATCTGGGCTTCCGCAGCGGCACGAATTCCAACATCGCTTCCTTCAAGGAGCAGATGTGGAACGTTGAATTAATGCCATACATCGTGGCCTTCGAACAGTCGCTCAACCTGCTGCTGCCCGACGCGCTCGGACAGCCGGACGCCTACATCGAGGCGAACGTTGACGCCAAGCTGCGCGGAACGTTCTCCGAGCAGTATCAGGCGCTTTCCACGGCCACGGGGCGCAGCTTCATGACCACGAACGAGGCGCGGCGCATCCTGAACTATCCGAAGGTCGAGGGCGGTGACGATCTGGTGACGCCATTGAACGTCGCGACAGGCGGCCAGCCCAGCCCGCAGGACGGCGGCAGGACGCAGAACGCGCAACAGAACAATCCAGTGAACGGAGAAGACCAGTGAATCTCAAACAGCTCAGATTCAACGTGAAGTCCTTGGACGATTCGGCTGGCGAAGGCGTTTTCAGCGGCTATGCCAGCACTTTCGGCAACAAGGACCTGCAGGGCGACGTGATCGCCAAGGGCGCTTTCGCGGAGACATTGGAGAAGGATTACAACGGCGGCGCCGGTATTCCTATCCATTGGAACCATCAGGACGGCAAGCCGACCGACATCATCGGACGTACCTTGAGCGCCGTCGAGGACGAGAAGGGCCTGCTCATTTCGGCCCAGCTCGATATCGACGATAATCCTACCGCCCAGCAGGCTTACGACCTGCTCAAGGATGGCAGGGTGCATCAGATGAGTATCGGCTTCGTGCCGACGAAGACCGCGTGGATCACGGAGAAGGGCGATGGTCCGTGGGGTGGCCATTCCGAATTCCAGCAGATCAAGCTTTTCGAGATCAGCGTGGTGCCGGTGGCCGCGAACCAGCAGGCCGAGATTCTGGCCGTGAAGTCGGGTCGTGCCATCAGCTCCGCCAACGAGGAGAAGCTTCGTGCCGCGCTGGCCTCGCTGAATGAGGTGCTTGACGGCATCGATTCCGATAATTCCGCTTCCGACGAGGATAAGGCGGATGATTCCAAGACCGGCGAGAGGCCGGACGATAAGAAGCTTGACCCCGATGAGGGCAAGGACGCTGAGGCCGAGAAGGCCGAGCGCCTGAATGTAATCAAATCCGCCCGTGAATTGGTCACTGGCGGCAAGGACAACAAGGAGACCAAATGAGTTTCAATGATCGTCTCGCCAAGACCAAGGCCGCCATCGAAGCGGTGCTGGCCAAGGGCGAGGATAATCTCGACGCTTCCGACATCGAGAAGCTGAAGGGTCTGAACGCCGAAGCGCACGAATTGCAGGATTCCATCGAAACGGTGGATGCGGTGCATAAGCGTTTCGCGGGATTGACCGACAATCTGGCGGACACACAGAAGAGCGGAGCCGCATCCGGCGAATCTCTTGGCGATTTCGTCGTGAAGAACATCGGCGAACAGCTGGCGAAGATAAAGGGAGTTTCGGGAGCGTCAATCGCAGCACCGGAATGGGTTCCGCGCCGCAAGGCCAACACTGACACGCAGGTTACCGGCGGACCGTCCGGCGTGTACGGCTCCCTGTTGACATACGTGGACCCGAATTTCGTCCAGGCTTACCGCCGTCCGACCATCACCAACCTATTCGGTGTCGGCGCGATAAGCGGACAGGCCATCATCTACTACGTGGAAGGCGAAAAGGAAGGCGATTTCGAAACCGTCGGCGAAGGCGAGAAATTCAGTCAGATCCATTACGCCGACGCGACAGAGCACACCGACGCATTATCCACAATCGCTGGATTCATCAAGGAATCCAACGACATGGTCACCGACCTCGAATTCCTGAAGTCCGACATCGATGGACGTCTGCTCTACGATCTGAGCATCGCCGAGGAGAAGCAGCTGCTCAACGGCGACGGCACCGGCAAGAACATCAAGGGCCTGCTGAATCGTGAAGGAATCCAGTCATACACCGCTACCGACGCCGGCAATGACGTTGCCGTACTGCACGCGCAGTCGATGATCTCCACCACGACCGGCATGATGCCGGATGCCCTTGTCATCAATCCGACAGACTATGAGGCCATTCGATTGAAGAAGGACAATGATGGCAATTTCATCGGCGGTGGACCGTTCTATGGCGTGAATGGTGGAGCGCTGACCATCACTCCGCGCCTCTGGGGTCTGGACACCGTGGTGACTCCCGCTGTCGACGCCGGCACAGCCATCGTCGGCTCCTTTAAGGGCGCTGCCACCTTCTATCGCAAGGGCGGCGTGACGGTCGAGGCCACCAATTCCAATGACACCGACTTCATTTCCGATCTGGTGACCATTCGCGCCAAGGAGCGTGTGGCTTTGGCCGTGCGCAAGCCGAAGGCTTTCGTCAAGCTGACCCTTAAGTAAGGAGGAATGATGGCTCGACAGTTTCGAGTGATTCCGGTCGCTTCCGCGAAGCTTGACCCGAACGCCGCCGTGGCGGATGTGATCTTCGTGGATGCGAAGGGCAAGCCGACCGACATTGGTGGTTCTGCCGCCGCGCCGTATGTGCTTCCCGCTGCCGCCGAGAACGCTCTCGGCGGTGTGAAGCTGGCTAATGTCGCTTCGGCTGGTAATGCCAATGCCGCTGTGGGTGTAGCCGCTGGCGATGCGCCGACCAAGGCCGAGCATGACGCGCTCGTGGCCGCGTACAACGATTTGGCGAAGCGTGTCAATGCTCTTGTGGCTGGTCTTGTGGCTGCTGGCGTGGTGAAGACGAGCTGAGACGGGAGGTCGGCATGAGTGAAGTGAATGTGATTCCTGACATGATTGCCGACCCTTCGGCTTTCGAGGACGACGCGGCTTTCAGGCTTAAGGCTGCTCAGGCGGCGATTAGGCGTGAGTGTGGCTGGCATGTCATGCCGAACACTGCGCTTAGCGGTGTGATCAACTCGCGTGGCGGCATGGTGATTCGGCTGCCCGCACGTCATGTGACGAGCATCGAATCATTGACCGACCGTGATGGCAACAAGCTGGCTTATGCCTATGATCCTGATACTGGTCTTGTGGAGTCCTTGTCTGGCGGCTTTCCCGCTGGCATTGCGGCCATCCGCTACGAGATTCACGCGGGCTATGATGACGCGCCGGACGTGCAGTCGGTGCTTATCAGCGCCGCGAAACGTGCCGGCATGAGTCCGCTTGGGCTTATCACCTCGCAGTCAACGAATGGCAGCAGCGCAAGCTTCGACGTGGTGTCGCTCATGCAGGCCGAGAAGGACAAGCTCAAATCCTACAGGCTTGGAGGCTTGCCATGAGCCTGTTTGACGACATGAATGCCGGTGGCGGCGTTTTCGCCATGGCTGGGGCCACGAGTTTCGTGCGACTGCGTGCCAAACGCAAGGCCAACCCGTACAATCCGGCGCAGAACGAGCCGGACTGGAGCGTGCCTCCGGACGAGCTCGTCATCATGGGCGCGCTCTCGTCCAGTTCCAGCACCCGCACGCCGGACACGCTTGACACGCAGACAGCATCTACGGCGTACCTCACCATCCCTGATCCGACAGCCGACGTGAAAATCGGCGACCGGATCCGCGCAGACCCCGACGACGGACGCTTGTGGGAAGTCGACGGATTCCCCTCGAAGGACGCGAACGCATTCACCGGCTGGCGTCCGACCTTGGAATGCCGTCTGACGGAAAGAAAGGGCTGAACAAATGGCGAAAAGCAGGATATCGGTCAACTTCAACCAGAAATTCTTCGACGAGATTCTCAATAGCGCCGGAGTCAAGTCGCTCACTACGCTGGCCGCGAACAGGGCACTCGCCTACGCGAAGGCGTCCGCTCCAGTCGATACCGGCGCATACCGCGACGGCCTTGGAATCGAGGAGGTTAAAAGGGAGCACCGAACGACCGTCATGGTCGTCGGCCACGACCCGAAGACCCTGCTCGTGGAGGCACAGACCGGCAATCTGGCCAAAGCGTTGAGGAAGGCGAGGGTCTGATGGCAAGCGTCATTCCACCAGACCTCGAACTGTTCCTCACCGGATGGCTGCGCTCCAACATCACGGACATCCCCGGCCTGCAGGTCGGAAACCGCATTCCGGATGGTTACGGCGGCTCCTATCCGCTCGTGGTCGTGCGTGATGACGGCGGCACGCAATCCGCCGACCGCGTGACGTTCGACAGGTCGATAGGCGTCAGCGTGCTCGGATGGACGCGCAACGATACGAAACCATGCCGTGATCTGGCGGCCCGCGTGTACGGGCTGCTGACCGGCGAGCCCGGCATCCTCATCGGATTCGCCGAAGGCAGCCGCATCTGCGCCGTCGTGCCCGACGGCTGCAACGGCCCGTACCCGGTCAGCGAGGACGCGGCATGGTGCCGTTACTACATGACCGCCGAATATTCGACGGCCGGAATCAGACAACCATAGAAAGGAAACGCCATGGCCAAAGACAGTCAGGGCATGGATCTGGGACAGGTGGAGGCGCTCGTCACCGCAGCCATCATGATCGTCCCGTACTCCGCCGAAAACAAAATTACGCCGGAGATGATCGCATCCAGCAATGCAACGCCGGAACTTCCGGCCGCCTACAATCGGTCGACCGCATGCATCGGACTCGTCAAGTCCGACGGCGGCAACCAGGATTCGCGCGACGGCGACGACCCGCTCGAGTTTTTGCAGGACGGTTACAAGAAGCTGCCGTTGGCGACCAGCCTCACGCAGACGTTCAGTCCGGCCGAAAACAACGCGCTGACCCGCAAAATCACCATCGGCGAGCCGGACGCCCAGGGCGTCTACCACGTGGCCGACATCATCCAGGATGCGAAGTGGATGGTGTACGAGGAGGAGACGTTCGACACCGGCCGCGTGCACCGTCGCGCCGGCGTCATGCAGGTCACCGGCAACGAGCCGGACCAGCAGGAGCGTGGCTCGGTCACCGGTCGCGCGCTCACCGTCGAATGGATGAAGGATCCGCTGTATGTGGATGCGGAGCATCCGAACACGCGCTGGATCGAAAGCTGGTACGACCCAAAAGCGTGACGGCGGTGGCCGTGACCTCGGCTGACGGCAATGCGAGGCCGTCGGTCGTCCAAGGCGCGAAGCTCGCGCTCAAGGCCGTCGCCACACATGTGGACAAGACCACCGTGGACGTGACCGGACAGGCCACGTTCGCATCCAAGGATGCGGGCGTGGCGACCGTCGATGGCGGCACGCTCACCGCCGTCAAGGCCGGAAGCGCGAGGATCAACGCCACCTATGACGGCGTGACCTCACCTGATCTGACTGTCACCGTCACCGCACGCGCCGCCTGACCGGCGGACGAAAATCTTCCCGGACCGTCTATCTCGCCTGTCTGCGCGGTCCGGGAATCTTCTTTTTTCACGGCAGGCAGGCGAAAGCAGATAGGACAAGACAATGACTTCCACTTCCACCGACTTCAAGCCGACCGTCGAGGATTTCGACCAGTGGACGGAAAAAAACGATGAGGAGGCGTTCGCCTCCATCGCGCAGAACTACAAGGTGCGCCACATCATCAAGGGCGATGTGTATTGGGCGCTCGTGCCCGGCGGACGCACGTACAAGCTTCCATTGTCGATGAGCATCGACGATTTCACCCGATTGTCGAACACGTCCGATGATACGGAGAGCGTCGAACAGCTCAAGCGCATGCTGAGCGCCTTCGCTGGCGACAAGCAGGCGGAGCAGCTGAACGGCGAACCGGTGCAGGTCGTGTTCAACCTCCTGTCCGACTATGGCGACGCGGTGGTGCGCGCGCAGGGCACCTCACTGGGAAAATCCAATGGTTTTCCCGCCAGCTCGCCGAACACGGGAGCGTGATCCGAGCCGATTTCACGGCGCATGGGTGGAGTCTGCAGGCCGATCTTGGCGGCAGGCTCCGCTATGGCGACGCGATAGCGCTCCTCGAGCAGATTATCGGCGATCCGTCATCCTACACGGGCGCGGAGCTCAACGGCTTGGATTATCCGGTCCGGTGGGGTGAGATACCGGTCGTCTACGCGCTTGGCGGCGACGAGTATCCGAAGCCTTTCGATTCGCTTGCGAAACGATTGCGGGCGGATAGGGAGAAGGCCGAGCGTGAGCGGCTGCGCGAACAGACCAAGGGCATGAGCCCGGTTTTCCGGACTCTTTACGAAGACTGAATAACTGAATAGTGGAGGTGCCGCATGGCGTTCGGCAGCGAACTTGGTTCCGCGCACATCAGCGTGTTCCCCTCGATGAAGGGTTTCCGCAGCGTGGTCAACAAGGAGGTCGGCGCGAGCGGCAAGGCCGCGTCGAAGGCTTTCGATTCGAGCATGAACGGCGGCAAAAGCGGCGGACTGTTTGGACGCGCGTTCAAAACCGGTTTCAAGCAGTCGGCGAACGATTTCAGTGCGGATGTGCTGAAATCCTATGAGCGTGACGTGGCGAAGTCCACGGCAGCATACCGTCAGGCCATGCTCCAGCAGAAGGCGGCGGCGAATCAGGTGCGTGCCGCCGAGGAGAGCGTCGCCAATGCCGTTGCCAAGCATGGTGAGGGCAGCACGCAGGCCGAGGCCGCGACCATCAGGCTCGAACAGGCGCGGCTGAAGCTGTCCACCATGACAGACCGGGCGACGCAGGCCGAGAACCGGTTGAAGGATGCGCAGAAGGCGCTCAAGGATGCTCAGGACAATCTCGCTTCCAGCAGTGGTTCGCTTGGATCGGCGTTCAAGAATCTTGGTTCGGCGATAATCCAGCCGGTCTCCGGCGCGTTCGGACGGGTCAAAAACGTGGCAACGTCGGCGTTCTCCGGCATCGCCACGAAAGCCCGCGACGGCATGAGCGCTGCCGGTGCTGCGATGCAATCCACCGCGTCACGGCTTACCGCGCCATTGTCTGCGAAGTTCTCGTCGATGAGCTCGGTCATCGCGGCAAGGATACCAGCGCCTTTTAAAAACGTCAGCAATGCCATCGGCGGCTATCTCGGCAACGTCGGCGGCGCGGTCGGCGGCGTGCTTTCGCAGATTCCGGGAGCCGCCGGCAGTGTCGCGTCGGCGATAGGCTCCAAGCTCAAAAGCGGCGCAGACACCGCATGGAATGCGATCAGTTCCATGTCGGGCAAGGCCGTCGGCGCGTTGAAGGGCGTCGCCACGGTCGGACTGGCTGGCGTCGGCACCGCCGTCGCGGCTTTGGCTGGCGTCGGCAAGAGCGCTCTCGACGCATACGCGACATACGAGCAGGCCGTCGGCGGCGTGGACACGCTGTTCAAGGACGCTTCGGGCACCGTGCAGAAATACGCTGCGGAAGCGTACCGGACAGCCGGAGTGAGCGCCAACGAGTACATGACGCAGGTCACGAGCTTTTCCGCCTCGCTGATCAGCTCGCTCGGCGGCGACACTGCGAAGGCCGCTGAACTCGGCAACACCGCCATGGTCGACATGTCGGACAACGCCAACAAGATGGGCACCGACATCGAGTCCATCCAACAGACCTACCAGTCTCTGGCGCGCGGCAACTACGCCATGCTCGACAATCTGAAGCTCGGCTACGGCGGCACGAAATCCGAGATGGAGCGTCTGATCCAGGACGCGAACAAGGTCAAGCAGGCGAACGGGGAGATGGGCGACCTGTCCATCGACAAGTTTTCCGACGTGGTGCAGGCCATCCACATCATGCAGGAGCAGATGGGCATCAGCGGCACTACCGCCAAGGAGGCCGCGACAACCATCGAGGGCTCCGTCGGCATGATGAAGGCCGCATGGCAGAACTGGCTGGCGGAGCTCGGCAAGGACAATGCCGACATCAACGGATTGACCAAGCAGTTGGTCGACTCGGTCGGCACGGTCATCCAGAACGTTGGTCCGCGCATCGCACAGATCATCACCGGCATCACCGCCGCACTGCCGCAACTGTTCTCCTCATTGGGCAGCACCCTGCCGGCACTGGTCATGCAGATACTGCCGCCGGTGCTCGGAGCGTTGGGGCAGCTTGGCACGATGCTGCTGACCAGCGCGACGACATGGATTACGACGAGCCTGCCCCAGCTGCTCGCCCAGTTCCAATCGTGGGTCACGTCGACCCTGCCGTCGTTCCTGCAATCCGGACTGTCGATGGTCACGAACCTGTTGCAGGGCATCGTGCAGGCTTTGCCGCAGATCGCTTCCACGGCGGTGACGGTGCTGACGACGCTGTTGGATGGATTGTCGGCCCAGTTGCCGCAGCTCATTCCCATCGGAATCAACGCCGTCCTTAACCTCGTGCAAGGCATCCTCAACAACCTGCCGCAGATCATCGACAGCGGTTTGAAGCTTATCCTCGGACTGGCGCAGGGCCTCATCAACGCCATGCCGGACTTGGTAGGCAAGGCTCCGATCCTTATCGGACAACTGGTCGGTGGCATCATCAATCGTCTCCCGCAGATCCTGCAGGCTGGCGTGCAGCTGCTCTTCGCACTGGCCAACGGTTTCATTTCGTCGGCTCCGCGGCTTATCGGTGCCATTCCCGGCATGGTCGGCAAGATTATGCGCGGTTTCACATCGGTTAACTGGGGTAGCGTCGGCCTGAATATCATCACGGGTATCGCGACCGGCATCGCAGGCGCGGCAGGCAGGCTCGTGTCTGCCGCTGTCAACGCGGCCACGAACGCGTTGGATTGGGTGAAACGCAGGCTTGGCATCCATTCTCCGTCACGCGTGTTCCGCGATCAGGTCGGTGAGATGATCGGCGAGGGCATGGCGGTCGGCATTGACGAGAGCGCGTCGAAGGTGAGGAAGGCGGCCGGACGATTGACTGGCATTCTGCCTTCGCAGGACGCCTCGTATTCCGTCGGCGTCGCCAACGGCTCGCGTGGAGTTAACGCTGCCTCCTACGGCAATGGGGGGAGCGTGACGAACATCACGCAGACGTTCAATTATCCGGCGATCGCGCCGACGAGCATTTCCACGCAGCAGAAGCTGCAGACGGCGGCCATGCCGCAATGGTGATTGGGAGGTTTCGCGCATGAAGGTCAGCTATTCTCTCAACGGCCAGCCGCTCGATTCCGAGCGGATGCGCGTGCTTGTCGGCACGACGCACTACACGGCGCTGTCGCCGATCGTTGACACCGTGCAGGTGCCAGGACGGCACGGCTTCATCGTCGGCTCGTCCATTCCGGTGTTGGATGCTCCGGAGCTGACAGTCAAGGTGGCGGCGTGGGGTGCGGATGCCGATTCGCTGATCGCACGCTTCCGCGCCATGTGCCTGTATGCGTCGAAGCTCACGCTCGGCAAAACGGAGACAACGGATGACGGCTATTCGCGCAGCATGGTCACGAGAGCGGTGTGCACGTCCTGCGAGCCGGACGATGATGAGAGGCCGTTCAGTGACCTGCGCGTCATGACCGCCGTTTTTCAACTGCCGGACGTGTTTTGGCGTGGCGTGCAGTGGCAGGAAAAGACTTTGGCTGCGTCGGGCGGCAGGCTGCTGCCGGGCGGGGTTTCCGAGCCGAGTAGCAAGGGCTATTGGACGCGCTGGCAGGGATTGCCTAACGCCAGTCCGTCCGAGCTTTTCGACACCGTGCCGGAGGGCTGGCTTTCCAATGCGCCAATCGGCACGCTGGTATTGCGTTTCGGCGCGGCCACTGGCGTTACCATCGCAGATCCGGTGAGTGGCACGAATCTCATGTGGGGCGGCAAACGTGACGCCTCACGACCTTACCTCTTCGTCGATGCAGCCAATCGCAAGGTGTGGACGGCGGCCAATGCCGACGCATGGTCCGGTGGTACGGACGCATCGAATGGCATCGACTGGACCACCGAGCCACTGCAAGTGTGGCCCGCAATCGATTCCGGCGATTATCGCCTCGCAATCAAACAGACCGGCAGCGCCGACAAGGTGACATGCCGGTTTTTGCAATCTTGGGAGTAGTTAATCATGGGCAAGTCTTTGCATGCTCGTCTCGTGGCCTATCGTCCTTTCGGTGCGCGTATCGGCGTCCTTGCGGAGCCGGTGAGCTTCAGCGCGTCGATGCTCCACGATGATGACGGCGCCATCTCGATCGAGTATTCGATGCTGTCCGGTGACGCGCAGGCATTCGACCGAGAGCTTACCGATGGCCTCGAAGTGGCCGTGGAGGTATCGGACGGCACCGGCTATCGCGAGCCTGATAATGCGCGTTTCGTCATCACGGGTCGCTCCGGCAAGACCGATGACCGCACGCGCACCGTCACCTATAGCGGCCAGTCGATAAGCTGGCTGCTGTCAAAGGCGGAGAACAATGATGCCAGCCATCTGCTTGCGGATGGCGACAATAAGGGCAAAAGGCCTTTTTACAGCTCGAATTCGGGCGTGATTCTCAAGACCTTGTTGAATGAGAACAAGGTGCGTGGTGGCGTGGCCACCGGCCTGTCGCTTGGCTTCGACACCGCCAAAGATTCGAATGGTGATGCCTGGAACAGAAAATACACTTTGTATTATTCGCTCGGCACGGATCTGCAGACGATCCTGTCGTCTCTTGTCAATGGTGGCGGCTGCGACTGGCGCACGAGCGGCCGCACGTTGAAACTGTGGAACGCTGACAGCACGGCGTTGAGCCGAGATCTAAGCAAGCAGGTCATACTCCAGCTTGCCCGTGATATCGGCGAGGCGCCATTCGAGGAATCCATCGCGGATCTGGCCAGCACGATCCTCGTCGAGGGTGACAATAATCTGCTTTTCCGCATGGATAATCCGGCTGCTCCGACGCCGTGGGGCAAGTGGGAATCCTACGCCTCTCAGGGTGGCGTGTCCGACAAGGACACGGCGCAGGCCTTCATGCAATCCACGCTCGATGACGCGGCGAGGGTGAGAGGCCAGTACACGCGCAATCTCATCGTTTCCGACGTGGACAGCCTGCCGCTCGTCGACTATCATCCCGGCGATTGGATTACCGCGCCAACAGTCACTCACGGCGAGAAGGTGCGCGTGCAGGAAATCGACCTGAGCATGCGCCAGAACGAGGGCTTATCCTGCTCAATCGCTCTGAATGATATTAAGTATGACGCTTCCGTGCGTCAGGCGAAGAAAATCAAAGGCATCACCGGCGGTGCCGCATTGGCCGGCAGCGAGGGCGGCACGACCGCCTCTTCCGATCGCGACCATCGCGTACCGAAGGCCCCGCTTGGGCTTGTGGTGCAGACGGACGCATACATTGGTTCGGACGGGTACGCCCACGGTCTGGCCACCGCCATGTGGAGTGCGGTCACGCAGGCCACGAACAACACCGCCATCGAGATCTCGAACTATGCCGTCGAGTGGCGCAGGCACGTGGACGGCGCTCCGTGGCATTCCGCCGGAACGACGGATAAGACGCAGCTTGGCTTCGGAGGCTTGGATTGCGGCACTCAAATCGAGGTGCGCGTCAGGGCTGTGCCGACGTATTCGGACAAGCTTGGTGAATGGTCGAGCGTTTTCGTGGCCACCGTCGAATCGGATACGACGCCATGCGCCGTACCATCCAAGCCATTGCTTTCCTCTGAGCTTGGCGTGGTCACCATCCACTGGGACGGCAAGACCGCTGCCGGCGCGCAGATGGAGCCTGACTTCGACCATATCGAGGTGGGCGAGGGCATCAATGCGGCTGGAATGCAGGTCATCAGCGCCACCCAGTCTGGTCAGGGCGCTTACGTCATCACCGGTTTGACGGGCGGCTCACAGCATAGCTATGCCTTGCGCTCCGTCGATTATGCAGGCAATAAGTCTGACTGGTCTGCGATTGCCACTGTGACCGTGGCTTCCGCCGTCTCGCCTGATGAGGTCAAGCAGATTCAAAAAGATTTGGCTGACAATCAGACGGCGTTGAAGGATAATACGGCGAAGCTGACGCAGGCGCAGAAGGACATCCAAGCCAACAAGTCTAATCTTGACGCGGCGTCCAAGTCGCTCGCTCAGGCGCAGACCGACCTGACACAGGCCCGGAAGGATATCGCGCAGACCAAGAGCGACCTGACCACCGCGAATGGCGAGATCAGCAAGGCGAAGGAGTCGGCGGCGCAGGCGTATGCCGAAGCCCACAGCAAGAACCATACGTTTCGTGGGCCGGACGAACCGAAGGACAATCTGATTGTCGGTGACTTGTGGCTCAAGACCCAGAAATATTGGACGAGGTGGAAAGGCACGCCCAATGCCTCGCCGTCGCTCTTGGCTGACTTCTACACCTACTGGCAGGGCGAAGCCAATAATTCTCCTTCCGTGCTCGTGCCGCTGTCGGATCGCGTGATCGACACGCTGGTGTGGGATGGTGCCGCGTGGAACCATCTCGGCTATGCCGACGTGGAGCGCAATGCCGACGAAATCGCTCAGGCGAAGTCGGATATCGCGGATAATGCGGCTAAGACCACTGACGCGAGGAAGGCTGCTGAGAACGCCGCTGCCGCCGCGAAAAACGCTCAGGGCACGGCTGACACGGCCACTGGTGCGGCGAAGACCGCACAGGATACCGCCAATGCGGCTCAGACTGCCGCGAAGAGCGCTACCGCCACCGCCGGTCAGGCCAAGGACGCGGCCAATGCCGCCCAGACCGCCGCCGAGAGCGCGAAGAAGACCGCTGGCAATGCGGAGACGCTGGCGAACACCGCCAATGAGTCCGCCAAGTCCGCCAAGTCCGACGCGGCTTCGGCTAAGACGGACGCTTCCGCCGCGAAGACGGATGCGGCCAATGCCAAGACCACCGCTGCCAATGCGTCGAGCGTGGCGACTCAGGCCAAGGCCACCGCCGATAGTGCGGCTCAGTCCGCAACCGATGCGGCCAATGCAGCGCAGAAGGCCAATACCGCTGCCGCAGCCGCAGCTGGCGTGGCTAACGGCAAGGCCGACGTGCTTATCCAGGGCACGGCACCGGCCACGTCGATGCGCAAGGCTTCGACCTTGTGGATTGACACCACGAATGGCGCGAACACGCCGAAAAGGTGGAACGGGTCGGCTTGGGTTGCTGTGACCGACAAGGCCGCGACCGATGCGGCGAACGCCGCCGTCAAGGCGAATGATGCGGCCAAGACCGCTCAAGCCACCGCCGACAAGGCTTCGACCGCTGCCGCCAACGCGGCTTCTCAGGCTAATCAGGCTCAGGCCGCAGCCAAGAAGGCGCAGACAACCGCCGACGGCAAGAACCTCATCTACCGTGGCCCCGACGAACCGAATCATGACGGTCTGAAGCCGGGCGACATGTGGTGGCGCACGCAAAAGTATTGGACGAGGTGGAAAGGCGAGAAGAACAATTCGCCGTCCATGCTGGCCGACTTTTACACCTATTGGCAGGGAACGCCGAACGCTTCACCAAGCGTCTTGGTGCCGCTCGCTGACCGCGTGGTGGAAGTGTTGACTTGGGATGGTACGCGCTTCGAGCCATTCGACCTCGTGGCGAACAACATCCTCGCTGCTGGGACGGTGGCCGCGAAGCATCTCGCCGCCGATAGCGTGACCGCCGAGAAGGTCAAAGCCAATGCCATCACGGTGGACAAGCTCGCAGCTAACAGCGTGACCACTGAAAAGCTGGTGGCTGACGCGGTGACCGCCGCGAAACTCGCCGCCAACTCGGTGCAGGCTCGGAACATCGTCGCACTGGCCATCACGTCCGACAAGATCGCGGCCAATTCCGTGACCACGGGCAAGCTCAAGGTCACCGAGGACATGACCGTGGCGCTGCTCAACGTCCACAAGATTCAGGCGTCCGACATCGCCGCCAATGCTGTCACGACCGATAAGCTGGCCGCCAACGCGGTTAACGCGGACAAGCTGGCTGCGAATTCGGTCAATGCGTCCAAGATTGTGACCGGTGCCATCACCGCCGACAAGCTCGCGGCGAATTCGGTGACGGCTGTCAAAATCGCGGCTGGCACTATCACGTCCGACAAGGTGGCGGCAGGCCAGTTCAAGGGCTATGTGTTCACCGGCGCCGTCTTCCAGAGCTCCGAGGCCAAGAACACCGGCATGAAGCTCAATAGCACGGCCTTGCAGATGTGGGACAGCAATCACAACCGCACCGTCTACCTGGACGGCGAGGGGAAGAGCAATGTGCTGACCGGCACGTTCCAAACCCGCACGAGCGGGCACAGGGTGCGTATCAGTCCGGATTATCAGACCTACATCATCGGCGGATCTGAGACTTTCACCGGTGATGGCATCGAATTCCCGGCTTACAACGGGTCCACCGCCTACTTTTCGCATCCGGCCATTGCTTCTGTCATCCAGTCGAATCAGGTCGGCGCGATGGGCGAACTGGACTTGTGGAGCGGACACGTGAGCAAGAACGACCCCGCCGCGTTCCTGTCTCTCAGATCGAAGCCGCGCAAGAAAGGCGGTACCGGCAGCGGCGGCGTCACATCCAGAGTGCATGCCGTGGCGAACACGGATTACGACGAGCCGGACGAGAGCAAGAAAAGCAGCGCTTTCCTCACTCTGGCCGGCGATAGCGCGAACGGTTCGGAGTGCTGGCTCGGAGCGCAAGACGCGAACGGCGAGGTCGGAGTCGGCGCGAACATCGGCACCGGATACCTGCATCTCGGCGGCTATCTCGGCGGCATCACGAACCGTTTCACGTTCCAGGGCCAGGCTGCGTGGAAGGCGTGGTATCCGAATCCCGGCCAGAGCATATCGGCCGGCGCGGCAATGCAAGTCAACTGCACGCTCAGTCCGACGAAATACGGCCACTATTACGTCGTCGCGAACGCGGATTCGCAATGGGCGGGCATCATCGCGCATCCATGCAACACGGGCGGCCAGAGCGGCTTCCAACTGAAGCTTTACAACGCCGACCAGCCTTGCCCGGTCGACGTGTACGCCGAATACCTCGCCTATCTGGTCAAATGATTGGAGGAAATGTTGTCAGCGACTTTCGAAATGGACGATAACGGCTTGTGCATCATCCGCTGCGATCCGCCGGTGAACGGGTCGGACAGTTTCGTTTTCCAGCCTGATGTGCTCGTCTCGTGGAAGGCGCTGCTCGGATTGGCTTCGACCCGTGAGGCGATCGCCGCGATCATGCAGAGCAGGGAGGACGTGAGCCGGTACGACCGCGCCACCGGCAGGGGCGTGTGGACTGGAGCGTTCGAGGCGTTGGAGGCGGCTTTATCCGATTCCGCCACAGGGGTGAGCATGCTTGCGGACGATGGGGAAGTGTTGAATGACCCGCTGACCGCCGCGCGCAATAAGGCGCGTGAGGGCATGAATCTGCCGGTCATGTCTAATGAGACGGACGCGAATCTCATTGCCACACTGTCCGCTGATGACTCCGATGAGGAGCCGTCGAGTGGCATTGACGTGACCGTGACCAAGGACATTGAGGGATTGGACGATTTCCTCAATGACGAGTCCAGTCAATCAAATCTGGACGAGTGCGAGGAGAGATTTTACCAATCCCTCATGCCACGACCTCAAAACAACCAACAATAAGGAGATTGATTATGGCCGATGTGACCACTGAGACCACTACCGATACCGTGCCTACCGTGACGCCCGCCGAGCCGTCTGGCGTGCTTGATTTGCGTCCGCCGAAGGAGTCGGTGCGAGCTGAACTGTGCCGTTTGGGATTGGAGTTTTCCAGCGCTGACGGCACCGCCGAATCGTGGCGTGATTACCAGCGTGGCGTGCTTGCGACGTTCGACGATTCCGGCAAGACCGTCACTCTCACGGACGTGAAGACGAATCTCGGACGCACTTTGACGCTCGACGGGCTTAAGGCCGTCACGCGCATCGACACGATGACCGCCGCCGACTAATCCAGCATTCCAATTTTTTCAACCCCTGCAATCCACGCGGATTGCGGGGGTTTCGTATTTAAGGAGACATTTTGACTCAGCAGATTCCAGCCGACGCGAACGACGTCATCGACACGCTCTCCGCGCAAATCGGCGCACTCAACAAGCAAAACGCAATCCTGACCAGTCAGCTCAACGCGGCCATGAAATTGATCCCCAAGGATGTGCTCGAAAGCGTGAAGGGAGACGAGAATGCAGAGGATTAACTGGTTCCCCGACCCGCTCATCACCGGAAAACTCTTCGCGGAAATCAACAATGGCGCAGCAAAAGCTGTTGTGGTCGCCGACAATAAGAATTGGCTCAGAGTCACCAGCACCGCGACCGGCGATAATTTCGGACAATTCTCACTGGTGGGCGGCCTCATCCCACCGGATGGCACGTATCACGTGCACGCCAGGGTATACGCGCAGAAGGCCGCCGCCAATTTCATCGTCTACAGCAGCGTCAACTCCTCGTGGAAGCAGTTGCTGAACAAGCCGGTCGCCGACGGGCAAACCCTCACGGTGGACCTGTCTCTTATACACATCTCCGAGCCCACGAGACTACGCTGCATCTC